CTGGAACATTATCTAATTTACCAGCAGGATTTAAACAAAGAGGCGTAAGAGTTAGAGATGAAGCATCACCAATACAACCAGGTGAGTTTAAAGATGTAGATGCACCAGGTGGTAATTTAAGAGATGCATTCTTTCCATTACCATATAAAGAACCATCTCAAACATTATTAAATTTATTAGGTATCGTAGTTCAAGCAGGACAAAGATTTGCAGCAATAGCTGATATGCAAGTTGGAGATGCTAATCAAGCAGCGGCTGTTGGAACAACTATTGCATTATTAGAACGTGGTTCAAGAGTCATGAGCGCAATACATAAAAGATGTTATGCAGCGATGAAAGATGAATTTAAATTACTTGCAAAAGTTGTATCACAGTATTTACCGCCAGAATATCCATATGATGTTGTTGGTGGTGCTAGAAATATTAAACAAGCAGACTTTGATGATAGAATAGATGTTGTACCAGTTGCAGATCCAAATATATTTTCTATGTCACAAAGAATTACACTTGCACAAACACAATTACAGATTGCAACATCAAATCCACAAATACATAATTTATATCAGATATATAGAAACATGTATGAGGCGATTGGTGTAAAAAATGTAGATGCAGTCTTACCACCACCGGCACCAGTTGCGCCTATAGATCCAAGTATGGAGCATATAAATGCTTTAGCTGGTAAACCTTTTCAAGCTTTTCCTGGTCAAGACCATAGAGCACACATTACAGCTCACTTAAATTTCATGTCAACTAACATGGTTAGAAATAATCCTCCAATTATGGCGGCAATACAAAAAAATATTTTAGAGCATATTAGTTTAATGGCTCAAGAACAGGTGCAATTAGAGTTTAGAGAACAAATGCAACAGATGATGTTGTTACAACAACAAGCAGCGGTCAATCCACAGATACAAGCACAGCTTCAAGACCTTACAAATCAAATTGAAGCAAGAAAATCTGTGTTAATTGCAGAGATGACAGAAGAATTTATGAAGGAAGAGAAGAAAATTACATCACAATTTGACTCCGATCCTCTTTTAAAACTAAAATCTAGAGAAGTTGACCTTCGTGCAATGGAAAATCAACGTAAAAAAGAAAATGATGAGGCACAAATAGACATCGCAAAGGCAAAATTAGTGCAACAAGGTGATATTGCAGAAGATAAAATGGAACAAAATGAAGATTTAGCTAAATTAAGAGCCGGAGTTAGCCTTGCTAAATCTGGTGTACAACAAGCGCAAGTTATGGTAGATGATAATTAATAAAAAAGGAGCAAAAAGCTATGATGAACTATAAAAAACAAGTAATTAGTTCTGTTCCAGAGCAAAAAGTTGAAGTAGATCCAAGATCTAAGACAACTGCTGATGGTGCTTTCAATTATATTGCTAAACCAGAGGTGGTTGGCGTAAAAGGCACTAAAAGAATGCTGGCTGGAAAAAGAAAAACTGCAATAGTGGTGTAATTATGTGGTTTCAGGCAATTAAATTAGCCGTTTCCGCTGGTAGTAAAATTTACGCTAACAAGCAGAAGGCAAAAATGGCAATGTCAGACGCACAACTGCTACATGCAGAGCGTCAAGCACGAGGTGAGGAAGCTTACCAGGGCAAATTGTTAGAAGCTCGTCAATCAGACTGGAAAGACGAGGCCGTACTTGTAATATTAACGCTGCCCATTTTGGTGATTGCATATGGGGTGTTCTCGGACGATCCGGGTGCAGCAGAAAAGATAAAACAGTTCTTTGAACAGTTCCAACAGCTCCCGTCATGGTTCACAAATCTTTGGATCCTTGTCGTAGCATCGATTTATGGTATAAAGGGCACACAAATATTTAAGGGAGGCAAAAAATAATGTCTAAATATTATAAAGCATTTAATGCAATTAAAAATTTAATTAAAGGTGGTAAACAAAAAACTACTGGTACAGGAGCTATTAAATCTGTAAAACCCAATGTTCCTAAAACAAAATATGATAAAGCTTTTAGAGATTTAAAACTTGCCGTGCATGAAGCAAAAGGTCAAAAAGCAAAAACAGATCAAACTATTTTTGAATTTAAAAATCCAAAATTTAAAGGTGAAAAATTTACTTTTGATTCTTCTAAGAAAAAAAGTGGCAGAGTTGGTAGAAAATTTGGTAGTCCAAAACCAAAAACAAACGTTCAAAAAATAAAAGAAACGTTTAAACCAAATAAAAAATTATCACCAAAACAAATGAAAATAGCTAAATTAGCTGGTGATAAAAAAAGAATTGATGCACCAGATTTTGCAAAATTAAGAGGTAAAAAATAATGGCAAAACTATGTCCTAGAGGTAAAGCCGCAGCGAAGAGAAAATTTAAAGTGTACCCGTCAGCATATGCCAATATGTATGCATCAGCGGTATGTTCAGGTAAAGTTACACCAGGTGGCAAAAAAAGATCTAAAAAAATGGGAGGCGGCACTGTAGATATGACTAGAATGAAATATCTAAAAGGTGGTCGTGTCTAGTGAGAACTTACTATTCAAAAGGTGGCGGATTACGAGAATGGGTTAAACAAAATTGGGTAGATATTGCAAATAAAAAACCCGATGGTTCTTATCCTAAATGTGGACGAAGTGGTGGAGAGAAAAGAAAAAATTATCCAAAATGTGTCCCGATAGCAAAAGCAAGATCAATGTCTAAAGGGCAACGTAGAGGTGCTGTGGCAAGAAAACAAGCAAAAGCAAATACAGGTCCTACACCTAGTAGAGCTGCAACATTTGCAAAGAAAAAGAAGACGGCATAATGAGAAGAGAATATTATTCAAAAGGCACAATGCCTGCAAGAAACAAAAAGAATTTTAGACCCACTGAAAAAGGGGCTGGAATGACAAGAGCTGGAGTTAAAGCTTATAGAAGACTTAACCCTGGTTCTAAATTAAAAACAGCCGTGACTGGTAAAGTGAAGCCAGGATCAAAAGCTGCTAAACGTAGAAAATCATACTGCGCAAGATCACTAGGTCAGCTCAAAAGAGCTTCAGCAAAAACAAGAAATGATCCTAATTCAAGAATACGACAGGCACGGAGAAGATGGAAATGCTAGGTGTCAGATTTTATAGGTGTATTTGAAAACGCACTAACAAAAGAATATTGTAAAACAGTAATAGATCATTTTAATAGTGTTCAAACTATTCACAGATCAAATCACGAAAATATTAGTCCTTTAAGAAAAGATACTGAAATGTATTTTTTAAATAAAGAAACAAATAAGACTATAATAGATGTTAATAGTTTTATATTAGCAGGATTTATAGAACAATTAAAAAAATGTTTTGATAAGTATAAAAAACAATATCCAATCTTAATAGATGGTATTAAAAAATACGATTTAAATAATGATGTTAAAATACAAAAAACTCTACCAGGTCAAGGTTATCATATTTGGCACTGTGAAGCGGCTAGTTTATTATCTTCAAGAAGAATATTATTTGTGTTTATGTATTTAAATACATGTGATGAGGGAGGAGAAACAGAATTTTTATATCAACACAAAAGAATTAAACCAAAAGAAGGAACCATAGTAATATCTCCCGCAGCATGGACTCATACACATAGAGGTAATCCACCTTTGACTGGAGAAAAATATATGATAAATGGTTGGTTAGAATTTAAAGAATAGGAAAAATATGCAATTAGAAAACGTCATAAAAAGACTACTTAAGTTTATTCATACTAGAACAGAGGCTTTATCTATTACGGTCACATCAGGAGGTGTTGACAATATGGAAAAGTATCAGTATATAATAGGACAAATAAATGCCCTAGAGGCAAC